CTATATGCCCAGATCCGCGTGTATGCGTTACGGTTCTCTGGGAAAGCGTAACAATCGGGGCCGCAGGCCTGGGGCCTCCTCTCCCCCGCATAGGCCCCGAATCGGGGGCCGAAATAACGGGACCTAATGCGTGTTATGTTGCGTTTTTGGGCCTCGCTGCCCCTACTCGTCCCCCTCGCTCCCCAGGTGAGACAGGAGCTCGTCGATCTCCGCGCCCTCCTGGTCGGAGACGTCGATTCCCCCAGAGTGCTCCACTTCCTGTTTGCGTGTCGCCTTGCCCTCCAGCTGGTCGATCAGATACTGTGCACTCTCTGCCTCGACGCGGGAGACGTCCTCGTCAGCGTCCAGAGCGCGCCGCAGAACGTCAATCGCCGCAGGCGAGAGGGCCGACATACCCTGTCGGATACCCTGCGTACGCTGGTCGAGAAGCGCCTCCGCAGCCTCCCAGACGACCGGAGGCCACGAATATACGCACGACGGAGTCAGCCCCACGGCTCTCGCTGCGTCGGCCTTTGTCGAGTGAAACGGATACTCCTGTACGACGCGCTTCTGGTTGGCTGTGAGGCCCTCGTACAGCTCCTCGAACTCGCCCCCAGGGGTCGGCCCCTGGTCGTCGCTGGAGGCGCTCTCCGCGCCGCTCTCCCCCTCGCGCGCGCGACCCTCGCTGCGGCTCTGCGCTGCGTCGGGGCTCAAATGTTCGTCAGAGTCGGCCATCGTATCGGGTCAGTTATTCGTCGATCATAAAGTCGAGGTCCGCGATCACGCCCAGCGGAATATCGCTCCCTTTCTCGTCCTCCGTGCCCAGGACGCCCACGTCGATCGTGTGTACGTCGGGCTCGTCTGTCTCCATCTGTAGAAGCTCCTCCAGGTCCTCGCGAAACGCCTCTGGAGCGTCCTCTGGAATCCCTTGCGACAGGTCGACGTCGTGCTCCTGTGCGACCTCTGCAAGCGTTTCTCGGTACGTCTCCAGAGACGACTCGAACTCTCGAAGCGTCTTTTGTACCGCGTAGCGAGCGCGGACGCTCTGAACGTGGTCTGCGGCCCTCTGGAGGGCCTCGTGTCGGTTGACGAGCTCGCCGTTGGTCATGCGTTTTGTGTGCGTCTGTGAGGCTCTTAGTGCGGTTGTGTGTACGCTGCGGGTGCGCGTTAGGTCCTCCCCGGCTGCTATTTTCTGCGTCGGTTCACTCTCTCTCCGCGAGCTCCTGTCGGAGATACATCGCCGTGTCGAGGACCTCCTGGTACGCGTCGACCAGGGCGTCGCGGTTGTTGTGCGTGGTGAGGCGCTCCCCGTACGTGTCCTCGCCCTCCTCGGCCCTCGCCTCAATGTCTTTTTGCACGAGCGCGGCGACGTCGTCCCCCGTGCCCTGCGGTGTCGGCTCGCTCGACGTCGCGATCCCACTCGTTTCTCTCCGAATCGCCTCCCCGAACGACTCGCCCTGCGCCTCCAGGTCCGGCTCGTTCCGCTCGTCCGACCAGAGGACCGTATCGAGGCTGCGGACGTCGTCGATCGTGGTGGGGGAGAGCTCCTGGGCGAGCTCCAGGTCCAGCGGGTTGTCCCCGCGAGCGACCCGGTCGAGCTCCCGCGCGAGCTGTTCGGTCCGCGCGCCTGGGCTGGGCTCCTCCCCGTTTGCCGCGAGCCGCGCGCGCCGCGTCTCCTCGCTTGCCATAACGTGGAGGTGGCGAAAGCCCCGCGTCGTGAAACGGCGCACCTCCTCGGGGAACCTTGCGTTGTGAATGATCGCAGGCCCCGCGGGGGCGCGCTGCTCCAGGCGCGACTCCATGAGGTCGATCCAAAACGCCTCCGTGCCGAACGACTCCCAGACGTGAGCGCCGCCCATGCCCGTCACGTTCGCCCCGTCGCGCTGGAGCCTGCGCCCCAGGGCGTCCCACTGGACTCGGTTGCGCATACTGCGGGAGGGGCTCTCCCCGCGCCCCAGCGCCCCCAGGTTACACAAAAACGCGCGGACGTCGGAGTCCTGCCTGTTTGTGTGCCCCAGGACGAGATGACAGACCTCCTCCATCGGGTCCGCGAACCCCAGCGGGTCCGCGTTAGAGTTGTTGGCGACGTAGGTTTTCCCCGATCGTTTGCGGCCTGTTAGGACCACAGAATCGGACGTCGAGAGGTAGCTGTCCGCGTCGAATACAGTGAGGTTCCCCGGTTCGGTAGTATCCGCTTCCATAGCGTGGGAGTGTTGTTGGGAGGTTGATCGAGCGGGTTGGTTCGCGTTTTGCTCCTCGTAGAGCTCGCGAGCGGGGTCGAGCTCCCCCGGCTGCGGCTCGCGGGTCCAGTCGTCGCGGTGCATCGTCGTTTGTGGCGTCTGTGAGGGGTTGAGAGTCGAGGTAACACAGGTAACACAGCGGGCCCCCAATTCTCGCAAGCGTGTAGGCGTGTGCGGGCGTGCCCGTGCTCGTGTGCGCGTGATAATAGAAAACTACTGTGTTAGCTGTGTTAGCGCCTATTTTTCGGCGTTTGTGGGCGTTGCAGGCCGATTCTGGGCGAATCCATTTCGCCCCTGTGCCCTGGGGGGTTGTGGTAGCAGCCCCAGAGGTGGGGTCAGTTCACGTATCCTTGGGCGACGTAGCGATCCCCAGAGCCACAGAACCAGACTTTTTGCGGAGGCCCAGCCGCCGGGGTCCCGAAAATGACCTCCCCAGCGGGGACCGTAACGTGCGTCCAGGTAACGTCAGCGATCAGCTCTTTAGGGATGTGCATAGCGGGGCGTTTTTGGGCGCGAGAGAGCGGCGTGGAGCTTCTGTGGGCGTTAGGTAGCCCCCAGGGGTAAACGGAGCTGCCCGTTGTCGGCTGGGGGTTTGGGGTCGAGGTTGGGCCAATTCTGCCCACGTTTAATTCTTGAGACTTGGCTATTGTGAACCCCAAACATTTTCCCAACCTCTGTGAGTGTCAGGTTGCTGTTGAGGGCGTACCACTTGAGGAGGCTCGCCTCGCTTTTCGATAGTTTTGATGTTGGAGAGTCCTGTCCGGTGTGCCCGTACATTGGGTGATCCTCTCCGGTGCGCCCGTAGGCTGGATGATCCTCGCCCGTGACTCCGTACAAAGGGGCGTCCTGTCCGGTGCGCCCGTACATCGGGTTGTCCTCTCCGGCGATCATCTCCCCATTGTCGTACATTGGGTTATCCTCTCCGGTGAGTTGGGAGCCTGGATGATCCTCGCCCGTGACTCCGTACATCGGGTGATTTTCTCCCGACACACCCTCGCGACCGTACATAGGGGCGTCCTGTCCGGTGCGCCCATACATTGGGTGATCCTCTCCGGTCAAGACTGGAGGCCGATCCCCGCCCTCTGTCATGTTATACCCCGCGCCGTGGTACGTGTCGAGGTCCGCAATCCACTGTTTTTCCAGCTCGCATGCTTGCTCTCTGGTTTCGGCAGACTCGACGACCTGAATCGAAAAATACTCGATTCTGTATTTCCGCATGGCATTGTATAAATGCCCGCTTTGCTTATTGCGAACATTCTGCTTGTGTTGCCTCCACCGTCGCTCCAGATCGCACGTAACCCCCACGTATTCCTTGCCGTTGACCTCGTTGGTAATGACGTAGATCGTGTATTCCATAGCGGGAGAGGCACAAACAAAAACCCCCGGCGTCGCGCGTTCGTGGGAGCGGGGAAGCGGCGACGCCAGGGGCGAAAATAGGGGCCGTAAGTAGTGCTTCCCCGCTCCGCAGGGAGTCACTCAAAACGTATGAATTGCACTTACTTAGCGCGGTTTTGTTTCACGCTACGGGTGGGAGCGAGGAGGCCACTAGAACGGAGCGTCGCGGTTGAGCTGGACGCCCGTGTAGCAACGGAACTGCCGGGACGAGCCCTTGGGGGTCCGCTGGGCCTGCCCGATCTTGGGGTCCTGCGTGAGGGCCTGCGTCAGCTCCTGCTTGCTCGACGTCCCCAGGCCCTGGTCGTCGCAGAACTCCGCGTAGTAGGAATACACGGAGTCTTTCGTCTCGAAATCGCCCGACTCCCCGGTGATCTGGAGATACGCGCTTTTGAACCTCCCGACGCTCGACGACCGC